CGGCATCTGCTGCGTTTGTCAGGCCAGATATCGTCCATGTTGCCACGGAATCTGGATTTCCCCCATTGACATTGTATGCGTCTGATCCGCCGGCAACCGCAAGAACAGTGTCTGCGCCCGTGGTTTGAACCTTCCATCCCGGAGGTGCGGTGTTCATGTAAAACCACGCGACCGTGCTCGAATTGCCGAGCATGATAACGGAGCTTGCGGCGATACTGTTCGTCGGAAACTCATAGTCGTACGTTCCGTCGGTAAACCCGGTGGCAGAGTTAAACTTTGCCGCTGCATTCCCGCCGCTTGACGTGCTCCATGTTTCAAATATGCGTTCAAAAGACGAGCGCATGTGGCCCATGTTTTCTTCGATGTCCGGGACATCTGCTGAAATTTGGTTAGCCACTTGCGGCATATTGTCATTCCATTGGTCAGCCATTATGTCTCCTGTCCAATATTACTTGAATAAAAGTTCCAATTTAGCTTCTGGTGTGCGAAGATACCACCCACCAGTAAGGGTCACTGCCAACATATATGCACCTAAGCAAAAAACTCCCCAGCGTGTTTGCCGGCAAAACTATGTCCGCTGCGCCGTCGGTATATATTTTTTCGGTCCCTGTGCCTTCGTTGTGTTCCAGCGTCAGTGAATTGGCGTAATCAGTTTTTAGGATTGTCACCGTCTGGTTGTTGACGCCACCAGACAACCCGCCTATTGTGATGTTGTTGTCGACCGTGTTGGCATAAATAGAGTCGTATCCCCCAACGTCAAGGGCATCGGTGTCTGCTGTTATCTCCACATAGTTGGGCGGTTTCATTATCCGGCTGTGAAACCTTGTAAGCCACTGCCTTATTTCTTCCAAATCCCCCTTCGGTGGCGGCGGCTCAATTCTCATCTTGTTTGCAAACATCAATACCTTCCCTGGGAGACATACTTGAATTCAATCTTGTTTATGATAAAGACCTCGTTGGCAGCATCTGTTCCCCACTTTATCTGGTGGTATCTTGCGTTTTTATTTGTTCGCGTCACCGCATTTGCCGGACTGTTGCAAGAAACCTCATCGAGCGCAGTCCATCCTGAATCAAGACATTCCCCTATTGTGTCACCACTTCTGTGATGAACATACAGGTTGTAATTTCCGGTTTGAACAATATTGAACCATATCTCCAACAGCAGCGATCTGTCGTTCGGTTTCCCGAAATCAAGGATGGGTTCAACCCTGTATCCGTCAAAGTCTGACCCGTCGTCACCTTCTGTGCCGTGGTAATACAACTTCCCGTCAGTCCCGGAAAAAATCAAATCCTGGGTTTCGTCGTACAGGTCGGCCCACCTCAAGCTCCCGAAGTCCTCCCATGTTGAATACCCAAGCGCGGCCAAACCGCTCCATGCAAGGTTGCTTTTTAACACAGCACCGGACAGGCACCGGCATTCAAAATCAACCCTGCGCCACTTGTCCTCAAGGTAATTGTAAAACAACATGGCGTTGGGGGCAGTTGCCCCATCGATAGGAACAGTCCAGCATATTTCATTTCTGTATTTGTGAAGCGTCCCATAAATATAAGGAACACCGGAATCCCTTATCGAGCTGACCACGTTTTCTATCGGGTAGCTTATGGGATATCCACCAGACGGGAACACATTTGAGCCGTCATAGCGGCAGAACCCGTAGTTCCGATTATACCCATAATGCACCCCACCAACATCAACTATTGAATGATGGGCTTCAAACCCCTGGTTTTCGACGACGGTCGTAAACCCAAACGGGTTCGTGTAATCGATATAGTAGTCAAGCCTGTTTATCGAGTTGCTCCCGTACACAAAGCATTGGTTTCTTCCCATCCGCTTGATTCCCCTTATTGGGTCGTCAACCGGAAGGTACAGGTGATTTGACGGTGGATCACCGGAACCAAACGTGCATGAAGTTCCAGGCACAGGGTTTGCGTCTGTCCATATAATAGAAATATTCCCGAAACTTGTAATTCCAGAGGTGACAAACGCCCCGATTATTCTTCTTTGAAAACTTTCAAGATATCTTGCCTTGTATTCCGTACCGGACGTGACAAGCTTGGCAAGATTGGCATCATTGTAGTCAGAACAGTACGGGGTATGTTCACCCCAATCACTGAACACCATGTACGAACCGTATGTGATAAACGAATAAAAATCATTCACACCACTGGCAAATGCCGTTGCGCCAGCGTCTGCCACTTCATTTGGGTCGCGGTTTGCATCATACCTGTATACGTTGCCGTCGTAAGCTATCCATATTACCCTGTTTGTCCCGTCGTATTGCTCATATACACCCTGGCATGCCGTTGGAGTGCCGATGGCTGAGTTGGACCACTCGTATTTTCCAAGGGATTTCGCGGTTGTGTTCCGCCGCCTTGAAAAATTTATGTTCCGTCCCTCTACACAGTGGGTGGCATGCCCGTCCATTACCTGCTTGAACAGCATCGGATCGTTTGGCACAACGTCTGTCCTAAGGCCAAGGATCGGGTATATGATGTAACTTTCCATTAATTATTGGTTCTCCCAGGTTGGTATCCGAGCATACTGTGCTCCTGGAACACGTTTATTGCCGACTGACGGTGCTTCCATTTACGTTTTCCGTCGGCCCTGACAAGCAATCCGATTCCAGCGGCCCATTTTGCCCTGTACCTGTCGGCTTCAGCCCACATATGAAGCGAGTCAAACGCCTCCGCAATCGCAAAATCGCAGCACAGGAACCTGTCAAGTTCCGGCATCCACGAAAAATCGTCTGCCGTGCTTTCTGATCCGCTCCTGTCGTAATCGATTTCCATTACAGTAGAAGCGTCAACAGGGGGATACAGCCACAGTTCATTTCCCTTCACCGTGGCAACCTGCGGTTCGTTTCTGTTTTCAGCGGACAGGTCCGGGAACATCTTGTCAAACAAATCGTTCCCGACAACAGTGATGAACCTGTCGTTTGTGGTGTCCCTCAGTGTCAGGTTTCCATTGTAATCTTCTGGCAACCCCACACGGTAATCACCGGCGGTAAGTGTCGCGGACGCATATTTCCTTGAGTATGTGAACGACCTCACAGCCATGAGTTCAAGCTTTGCCCTTTTGAGCCAGTTCTGAACACTTGTTGAAGTCGGGGATGTTGAAGCACTCAATGTGCCGCGTTGGAGCTTAGATTCGACTTCCGTGACGCAGGTCGCAAGAGTGGACAACACCCCCGTTGTGAACTCAACAAAAGACTGCTGTGTCCAGGCAGTGTCAAGGGTGGTAGTTGAGTCAGTAATTGACATCTTAGTATCCGATCAAGATAAGGTCGGTCAAAGTCCCGGATGACAGGTTGTTCATCGTAATCGTTTCGCCATATGCAGAAGTCAACACAGGCATGTCAGCAGCAGACGAAAGTGCCGTTGCGCTGTTCGCAACCGCCCATGTGATGTAATTAAATCCGCAACTTGCCGCGGTAACGTCGGTTGCTGTCCCGTCATGGGTGCATTGATATATTTTGAACTTTTTCCTTCCAATCCGTTCGCTTACTTTCTCACTAATGGTAAATCCTGTTGCCATTTTAAATCTCCTTCAATTTGAATTTTGTTGACGAAGTACAACCCACTTCGCGGGAAACATCCCTGCTCGAATATAGCAAGGGAGATTCTTTATTGTCGAGCTGATCGCAGGTGTCACATATCAACCCGGTTAAATCCCCCTTCTTGTGACGCTTTCTAATGGCGTTAAATTTACCACCCCTTAGAATTTCTGCAATTGTATTTTTGTAGGTGTCACCAACTTCAAGGACACCATTGTAATCAAAACAACAGACAATCATCTTTCCGTCGGCCTGTATTTGGATCGGCCCGTTTATGGGTCTGCCGCACGACTTTTTTCTCTTGACAGGAGTTCTAAACTCCCTCCCGTCGGTCCAGTTGTGCGGCTTCCATATTTCGAGCCAATCAACCATAGGCTCCCAGAAATTGCGTATCTCGTCTATAGGCTCGCCGTGCATCGGTATGACTGTCACACTCGCCTTACACTTCCCACGGTGTATCAAAAAGTCCACAATGTTCTTCGACACCACGTTCCACTTTAAGTTCCGGTGGACCGCCTCGTAGTTTTCAAAAAACCCGTGAGCCGAAAAACGTATGTGGGTCAACCCTGCATCAAGCAGTGCCTTTCTCACCCTGGGTTTTAAGAGAGCCGCATTTGTCGTGATGAAAGTTTCCATCCCCATTTTGGAGCAGAACGCAACTTTCTCAGGTAACTGCGGGTCAACCAACGGCTCCCCATACCCGAACACGGATATATGTGTAGCTCCGAGTTCCTTTGCCTGTGTCACCAGGTCAAAGAAGTGGCTGTTTTGCATCGTGCATTTTCTGCGCCTTAGCTTCTCCCTTGGGCAGATGACACACATCGCATTGCAGATGCTTGTGTTTTCTATCCTGACCTCTGGATTAACCAGACCCATGCAGCCACCCCGTTCAGGGTTTGCGGTTTATGTGGTGCGGTTTCGCCTTTATTTTCAACTGCTTTATCCGCTTGGCACGTTCCTTGCGGTCGGCTATCTGCTTCCACGCAATTTCTTCAACTTTTTTCCTGCACTCGATGTGCATACCCATTTCAGCGGGTACGCCGTCTATTAACTCCGCACCGCAAAACAGGCACAGGTTTTCCTCAAGCCTGTTTCGACTAACCACGATCTTCGAATCCATAGTCCCCCCTTTCAACGCGGTATCCCCCGTCAGCTTCATTGGTTTTTCTTATACCAAAATAGTCGTCTTCCCCTATGAAAGACGCATTCTGGACAAGGTGACGGTTCCTTGTCTGGGGCAAACGCCGTTGGCAAATGTTCAGCACCGTTCGCCTGTGAGGTGCCTTAACTTCGTCAACCGTTCTGGCCCCAACTTCCAATAAAGCCCCCTTTACCACATTAACTGAAATCTCCTGAAACCTGAAAAGCTGTTCCAGGAATATATCCTTGTCCATGTTGTGCCTGTTCGGGTAGCAGTCTTTACAGTAACCCTCTAATTTTGCAGCCCCAAACCTTCCGCACCCCGGACATTGTTTTGGATGCCCCATTTTAATGCCTTTTTTGCTTTTAAAAATTCCTCGGCAGCGTCTTCGAGCATTCGCGTTTTCCACCGCTTGCACATACTGTCAAGAAGATACCACGAATTGACATCCTCGTAGTCGTCGCCCTCTTTGTGCATGACGCCGGATATGCCGCCCTCGGAACAATTATAGTAATGAAATTTCAACCTGTCCTGGTTCGCCACAACAACAGATTCAATCCACGTCTTGTACACCCACAGGGTTCCGGTGGTCAGAACCGGCTCAAGCTCCACGTCATATATCCCGTTGTTGTCGGGCGTTACAATCTTTGACTTGGAAAGTTTCATGCCCCGCCACCCCTGAAGCGCACCCTCATATGTGTTTCTGGCTTCGTCGCGCCTGTTCCCAAGATTCGACGAATAATCCTTGTCGCAGTAATAACTTTCACGGCGCCTTTCAAGATCATCGTCAAGCGGGTAAGACAGGTCGTTTCCGACAATAAAGAAAACCGAAGACCTGAAAAATTTCATACTCAACGACCATGCCATGTTCGACACATTGCCGCCCTGTGCAGCGCACACCCTCTGCGGGTCATCACCGGTTATTTCCCGGTATCCTTCCGGTTGCCCGTCAGAAGCAGTGATGTAAAACCTGATCTCCCGCCCCTGCTTGTCCCACCGTTTCAATATTTTGGGCGAACACTGCAAACCGGCAAGCAGTGCGACTGCACCCGCATAATCCGGGATGTCAACCGTAAGCTGTTCAAGAGCGACTTCACCGGCATCGACAAGAAGGACAAAATCAGGGATGAACCGCTCCTTTAAAAGCGGCCTGAACATGTGATTGCTTGAGACAAAAATAAAGTCTCTTTCATCCCATGGTTTTACTGAATCATGGTCGTAAATCTGCCTTAAAACGTGTTTGTTTCTGTTTAGGCTTGGACCGGCACCGATAAACACAAAGGCTTTGTTTTTTGAAATCCCGATGCAATCATCAGCAATCATTTTATGGCGGCGGGTCAACCCTCTTTTGATGTTCTTTTTCAGGTGTTCCAGCCAAAGCTTCCTGAAAAAACCAAGAGTCCTGTCGTTGCTCTGGGCAAGAAAATCCCAATCCCGCCGCGATATGACCCCTTCAAGTTCAGGATGATTCTCGTACATCCTGTCAATGCCTTCTTTTTCTATCTTGCTTGACATTGGCCGTCGCCCCCTTCTGGGTAAGGGGGGCCGAAGCCCCCCGTTTTTTTAGGCCAGCCTGGTAAACAGACCATGCTGCCCCTGGTTGTAACCCCTCATTTCCATGGTAAATTCTGAGACAATCTGGTATCTTTCAAAGTCACCCATCTTGCCCAGTTTTTCCATGATGCCCTTGCGACCTTTCTTTGCTCGCATACGGACTTTGGTGGTGTCAATCAGGAACGCGAAGTTTACCGGAACCTGCGGCATCGCAACAATCTCGATCTCGACGCCGGCTTCACTCATGTAGTACGCAACATGACCGCCACCGCGCTGATCTCTCGGCGCCATGCGAATCCGGTTGACATCCCACTGGGTGAATTTTCTCGCCTGTGACAGCGCGGAAAACCACGTCAGGTTCTTTGAACCATGCTCCCAACACTCGGCAATCACGTTGTTTACCGCATTTTCCGTCAACGTGGTTGTCGATGTGTCGATGTGGCTTCCACTCTGGCTCACAAGGAATCCAAGAGCGCCGTTCATCAAAGACGCCTCGGTTGTGGAACGTGGTGTCACATGGACACTGTACAGCGCCTGTCTTTCACGCTCTCTCGTCAGTTCAAGCATCCTCATACGGATCTGGTGCTGTTCCTCGGAGTTGATCGCGTAAAAGTCCGTTGCTGCCTGTGAACCGGTGATCTGCACATCCTGGCGCAAAATGGTAAAACCATTGCTCGCCAGTGCGCGAGACCGCCAGTTGCCCGTCCTTGGAAGCGAACCTTCGTTTGCCACAGCACCCAACACATACAGCTTGTCGGCCGCGGTAGTGCTCAAACCAACCGAAAATGCCGTCGCAGTGGACAGGACTTCGATGGTCAGCTCCCCGGTAACACCGGTCGAAACAACCAGCAGCAGGGAATGCTCGCCATCAGTTGAACTATAACCGTACAGCACGGTGCCGGTCTGCAACTGTAACGCAGTCTGTGACAGGCTCATGTTGTCAACGGTGGTAATCAACAAGCACGTCCCGGCAGAACCCATCACCGAACTAACGGCAACGTAACCGGGGCCTAAGTTTTCAGTCAACCACTCGATTTTCGTGGCGGCTGATTCTGCACCCCACCCAATCCGTGAAATAAAAGGGGTGTCAGCATAAGACAACAGGTCGAGCATTTCTGACACGTCCCTGCGGTCGGTGTTGGATACAATATCAGTCGTCGCTTGAGGCAATCCGTATCCAGCGGACGAGACCTCTGTTAGCGCATGATAATCTAAAGCCATTTCCTAAACTCCTATCGTTTTATAAAATCTCCGAGAGCGGCGTTTATCAGCTCCATCTGGTCATCCTGGTGGAGTCCATGCGGAGCCTTCGCTTTTTCCCGAAGGGAATCAACTTTTTTCTGCTTGTCGTCCCGCGTATCCATATTCTGGGTCGGAACCCTTGCGCTGTTTTCGACATGGGGTGGTTGAACTTTCCCCGATTTCGTCAGGGATTGCAACGCTTCAAGAGATTTCTGCGACAATTCTGTCAGATATTCCGTTACGGTTTCATGGTATAATTCAACAGGGTCGATCTCACCGGCCTGAACCCTTATGTTCACTTCCGGGTCGCGCATCTTCTGCTCGAAAATCGGGCCAGCCTGTTTCCAGTATTTGTTCTGGGTGATTTTCTGATACGCCTTCATCTGCGCCTGTTGCTGCGCCAGTTGTTCACGCCTTTCGGCCTGACGCTCCTCACGGTAAATCTTCCTGAATGTAGCTTCGATGTCAATCGGAGCTTGCTGTATGTCCCCAAACTCGTCGATATTAACCTTCTGTCCCATCCGTATCTTCTCAATTTCGCTCCGAAGACCCTGAACTTCGTTAAACAATCGGTCCTTTTCAGCCTGAACGGTTTTGTAACCCTCTGCATTTTGCAGTTTGCCACGCAGTTTGTTCGGGTCTGTGATGTTTACCTTTTCCAGTTCCTTCATCAGAGCTTCCATATCAACGGAAGGTTTCTCCGGTTGCGCTTCTGGTTCCTCCTCGACAGGTGTAAAAAGTTGTTTGTTTTCGTTATCCTCTGCCATTTTGTGCCTCCCTTTCTTTCTTAACCTTCCCCAAAGCAACAGAAAGCAGTCCTTTCCGTTTTACCCACTTTGATGGTGATGTTAAAAAATCTACGATTTCGTTCACCTCATGGTAAACACGCTGCACTATATCTTTTTCTGCGGCAGACAATTCCGTCAATTTATTGTCTGTTAGCAGTTCAGATGCCATATTGTTTTTGACCATCCACAATATCTCCACAACCGTCTTCCAATCGGGACCGGTCATGGCTCTTTCAAGAGATGCGAACTTGCGCTTGTATTCCTCGTCACTGGCGCAAATCAGCACAAAGTTCTTAATCGCTTCCTTCGCTGGACGCCTCATGTTCAATCGCCTTTAGTGCTTTGTCAAACCCAAACTGCTGTTCGTTCAAGATGATTTCCTCTTGGAAATCCTGACCGCTCAATTGCGACTTCCCGGACGTGTCAAGCTGTTTCTTTAATGTCTCAAGCTGTGCCTGTGCCTGAAGCTGTTGCTGCTGCATTGCCATCTGCATCTGCATTTGCTGTTGCTGTTCCTGCTGCAACTGCTCCTGGGTTTTCAGTAAATAGTCACCCTCCCTGATGTCGGCAAGTTCAAATATCGTCTTCAGCCATTGCTGCTGGTTGATAAACGGGTTCTGCTGAAGCAGCGGGGTCATCTGCAAAATCTGCTGAATTCGGTACTCTTTTGAAAGCGCCGGCTCCATGGACGAGTAACGGGCAGAAAAATCAAAGTCTGGGTGGATATCGTCACCAAAAATCTGCCCAAATTTCTGGTCTGACCCATCGAACACCCGATATTCAAATCCACTGGGAAGGTGGAATGTGTTTAAAATCATAAGGTATTTCAGCAACGGACGGATGCCCTGGTGGTCCATGGACATCAGCATAAGCTTTGCCCTTGCCTCACCCATGGATTGAATCGAATGAACAACCCCAACACGCTCCGCCCTGTTTGGAACTTCACCCTTGTTGTACCCGTATATCCCGGCAAGATCCTGCACGGTCGCTTCTAAAAACTGCTCCTGCTCGGTGAACATATTAGAATGGTAATCGGGTATTACAATCGGCTCGACCTCCCCCTGTTCTGCCGGTATGATCCCGAACGGGCGCCACACAAGAGCCTTGGGGTCAACATCAGAATTCGGGTCTATCCGCAACATCTGGTTTATCTGCATCATCACATTTTGAATGCGCAGATTGGCTATGTTGTTTATCTGCTCCTGAATCCCGTGGGTGAGTCGGGTGATGCCCACATCCCAGTACAATTCTGGCTGCATGTATGTGCCAACGTCAAAAAAAGGTCTGTAGCCATAAGGGTTACGCTGGACAGACAACAGGGTTGCGTAATTTCCGATGTGGGCAATAACTTCTTCCTCGCGCCCCTTTATTTTGATGCCGGAACCAACCTCGTAGGGTTCATCCTCAAGTATAAGTTTCGTGTACGCTTCGATTATGTCGATTTCCGGGACTTTCTTTTTGTCGTCAAGCTGCTCTTTCCAGACAAGCCCCTCAACCTCGACAGACCGCATGAACCTTTCATAGCTGTCACGGGGTTGAGTCCCAGCAGGGCCACCAGCAGGAAGCAATTCTTTCAGGTTCTTAAACTCCCCCTTTTCAACCATCGCTTTAACATAATCGATCGACCTTGGGTAGACGACAAAGAACCCCGGCATCTGCTGGATTGATTTGTATTCCGGGTGCGGGACACAGGTCTTGTTGTGAAGCACCTCAAGATATGGCTGGTCATATACTGTTTGATTTTCCATACTTAGGTGGTCGAACACATCCCATCCCTGAAAGTTCCCGAACCCGTCAAAGTTAGGTATCGGCTGCGCTATCCTGCGCGGCGTTATCCTGTCTTCTTTGCGCCAATATGCCTTTAAAATCCCCTTGCCAAACGTCAAAGCGTTAAAGAACCACTTTAAGAAAATGTTGTAACTTCCCATTGTGTCATCGACACAATTCATGTTTTCGAGCTGGAAGTTTAAGACGCTCTCAACCGCCTTGGCGTTTTCAATGTCCCTTCCCTTTCGCGGCTTTACAGACACGATGTTGCCGCCCTGGTAAAGATGGGACATGAACCTTGAAAGAATCGTGTATATCAGCGGCAGGATTCTATTGAAGTTCTCGTTGTATGCCAGAGGATACTTGTTGGGGTTTCTGTATCCAAGATAGTATTCAAGGTCTTCGTCGTGGTTTGTGCGGTAATAGTCGTTTCTATCCCACTGATCCTTGTACATCTTCATAAGATACAGAAAGATTTCTTTTTCGCGCTTAGTCATCTACCATTCCCAGATCCCCCCCCAGTTTTTTTCTATGTATGTCGTATTCGTCATATTTAACGTACGCAACTTCCTCTATAATTGTCGGTTCGTCGTAGGTTTGAAATTCGTGCATAACACCCGGAGGAACCGTGAATGACTGTTTTGGTGTGATTTCAGTCAATCCATTGACTGTTTTTACACCGAGCCGGCCACTTATGACAAAAAATTGGTTATACTGCGTGGTGTGCTTGTGCCAGCTACACCTCTTGTTCGGGAACAGATACAGTATTGTCACAAGAGCATTGTCTGTCCTGAACGTCCGTATCCTCTCCCCCCAGGTTCCGTGCTGTATGTCCATCACAACCCCCAATAAAGTTTTCGGACAGCGTTACTTTTTTTCTTATCCATGTCGTCGGTATCTTTTGCAGCAACCCGTACTGGTCTTCGTCAGGCTGGCATTCGTGCGTCCATGCAAGTTTCCTGCCGCACAGAACAATTGCAGTGGAATCTTCCGCTATAACCCACCCGATGTTTTCGCAAACGCAATCCTCATTCACGAATTTTGCAACCATCTCCTCAGAGTGCCACCCATCACTCGTGTGAGCGTCAACCCATTGCAAATAAACGAGGGGTTGGCTATCCCTTGGGTTCACCTTCATTCTTCACCCCCGATTTAATGACATTGCGCATAGCGTTTTCAAGGTCGGCTTTTATTTTATCCCGAACATTTTCAATCTTGACTATGCCGCGCTTGGCGATTTTGTCCACCTCGGCAAACGTTGTCGCTATGTGGGAAGAACAATCCTCACATATTTCGTCACCCCTTAATTGGCCGACCTCGCTCGGCTTGCCGTCCCTGATATACGTCTGACAAAAGTTGCAAAATATCTTTAAAGCCATATTACCCCCCTATCTGTT